CGATGGAATGTTGCAAGATCCCATATCATGTCAGTCAACCAAGATGCCATCGCATCTCTTACGCGTTCGTATGTTGCTACAGCATCATCAGCTATCCGGTCCAATTCGTCTGCTAAGACTTCACGCTGTACCTGAGTCAAGCCTACACCAAGTCCGATGACTTCCTTCTCGATGTCATCAGTTGCTTTATCAACTTCATCAGCAGCGTCGCTAACAGCATCACTAAGATCAAACCACATTCCTGTCATCGACTGAATGATAGGATTGAGTAGTACAGCCGCTCTCTCTGCCGCTTCTGGAACCGTATAGATCAAACGGTTTAGCTCAGGAATTTCTGTTGTCCATTCGCCTAGGATGTTATTGATTGCCGTATTCCAGTTCCCGCTCTCAAGGACAGACGCCAAATCAGGCGCGTCTTTTACCTGTTCGTATAGCTCGGCAATTTCAGCGGCAATGCTTGCGAGGTTTTCTGCTTGATCTGGATTCGCCTTTGCCAGAGCATCGAACGAAGCAGTCAGGAGATACATTCTATTCTCTAGTGACTGTGAAGCACTTCCAACACTGCCCATCCCTAGCCGCACGCCAGGGAGCATTGAAGCAAGATCGCTCATCTGTTCGGCAACAAGTTCAACACCACCCTCTACGCCTTCAAGGATTGCTTCTGATCCTTCAAAGACCGCATACAATCCACCAAGCGCAACCAGCGCGGCTAATACTACCGGGCTTAGACTAGCCAATGCACCGCCCAAAGTAAGAACCCACTTCGCCATGTTGATAGCTACGAGGGCAGACAACCCGACGCTTATCGCAATCAAACCTTTCTTTACGCCATCTCCATGCAAGGAAACCCATTCCATTCCGTCGATAAGACTATCAAAGATTGACTTGATCCCGTCACCGATAGCCTCGCGATTATCTTCAAGCCAGCCTAGCAAGTCCTTCAAGTTCTCAGTGAGGTCGCCGCCGATGTCTAGCTTGAGATTCTGCCACCATACCTTGAGCTGGTTTATCTCGTATTGAACGCCAGCCGCCATCTCTTCGTAGGCTTTGTCAGCAGCACCGGCAGAGTTCGCCATCTCATCTAGGATCTCTTTCAGGTTGCCAAGTGAGACACCGGACAGATTGAGCAACGCGCCTTGTGCTTCTAGGTTGGCGGTCAGTTCAGCGATGGATATTCCAGCATCATCAGCCGCGCCCTGTAGGATCTCGATAACGCCTGCGATGTCGCCGCCTGAATCTATGTACTGCGGGAACGTCATGCCGGATGCTTCTTGGAATACCTTGTTGAGTTCCTTGCCCTCGAACGCTACCTCATTCAGCAATGAGCGTATCTGCGTCATAGCTACGCGCATCGGAACACCTGACAAGGTGATCTGCGCAGCCGCAGCCGCTACGTTGCGGAACTCCAATCCGATCTTTGCAGCTACTGGAACAGCTTGGAACAAACGCGCAGACAGTTCATCGAAAGTCGTCTTACCTTCCTTGACCGTCGTGAACATGATGTCCGCGACTTCAGTGACGGAAATCACTTCTGAGCCGTAGGCGTTCGTAACGGTAGTCAATCCATCAACGGCAGTCTCAAGCGATGTCACTCCACCAATCGCAGCCTTGCCGGCTATCTCTAGGAATGAGAAGACGGTATCCTGAGGAACGCCCGCTGAGATCGCCTGATATAGGGCAGGGATGACTTCCTCAGGTAGAACGGCTATCTGTTCCGATAGAGCCTTAACGTCCTCTTCCATCGCTTCGCGTGCTTCGGCAGACAGTTCAGGCATCAGGGTGAATACTTCCCTCATGCCCGTGTCGAACTCGACGAACGTCTTGACGGCAGAAACTCCGAAGGCGGTGACGGCAGCGGCAGCAGCAAGCGCGGCAGCTTTAGCGGCCTTCGTTACGGCCTTGCCCATCTTGCCAACCGTCTTGTCGAACGTCGAAACCTTCTTCGTCGCCCCGTCCATCTTGCGGTCGAAGTCTTTCATGTCGCCCAACAACGCAACAGCCATCGAGCCTACGTTACCTAGTGCCATCGTCACCCCCTATCTTGACATGTTTCCAGATCCGTAAGCCGCACGGATTGCCGACTTGTCCGGCGAGTCTCCGCCCTTGACAAAGTTCTTTTCTGGATCAACGCCTCTCAGCCTGTTCTGTAGCGCCCACGCCTGCGTCCACCACCACATGAGCTGTTCGACGTTCATCGTCCAAAGTACTACTCTCGGCTCCCAGTGATACAGAGCCGTCGTTTCACCGACGAGCCTACCTAGTCTTATTGAGCTTCGTCGGTCGCTGAGTTTCCCTCTTCGATAAACTCCTCGGCCTTGTCGGTCATCGGTTGAAGCACGAACTTGATAAACGCTAACAGCTTGTTGTAATCGAGGTGCTTCATCAGAAACTCAGTCGTGAGCGCCGGATTGCTGACAATGCACACGTCAGAAACCATCTTGACCATCCTCTTAATCTCGCCCTCTGCGTCCTTCTTAGCTAGTGCTGCAATCTCTTCCTTGCTTCGATCCGCGTGCTTGGACAGTGCCAATGACACGGCTACAGGAATCGTGGATACGTCAACAACTTCGCCGCCTACTCGTGCTAGACGTGGTTCGATAACTAGTGCGTCGAAATCGTAGATGCCTTGTGAATCTTTCGTTGCTCTCATTGAAGCCTCCTGAAAGTGGGGCGAGGTTTCCCCCGCCCCGTAGTTACTAGGTTGTGTCTTGCGTGTCGGTAATGCTGAACAACTGATCGCCGCTAGTTCTAGTCGAGTCGATCTTGCCGATAAGCGTGATAGGACACGGAACAGGATTCCTGTCGTCGTCGGCTGGGAAGTCCATAGACAACCCATCCCCGATGTACGCCTTGTGAACCAGCATGATCCACGTCTTGCCGTTGACATCTGTGTTAGTGAGTCGAACGATCCTAGCCGTCTTGGAAGTTGCGCCACCCGAAGTATAGGTACGGGAAGCCAACGGAGTGTAATCGTAGTCTGCGTAGACTGTAGCGCCTGATGCAATCCCACCGTTGAGGATGGTAATCGTTCCGGCTACGCCTGCGCCTTCAGCCGCGTTTGTCAGCGTCTCTGACACGGTGAATACACTGTCAAGCGTAGTGACTTCCACTACCGTGACGACTCTGTTGTTCGCAGTGTAAGGAGCGATGAATCCCGATAGTGTGAGGTGGTCACCAGGAGCAGGGTTCACATCGAACGCGCCAGCGCTCAGTGTAATCGTGTTCGTGCCAGTAACCGCAATCAATGCCGATGCCGTCTCGATACTCGATGCTGCTGCACGAGCAATCGCCGTATTCCCGTCTGCCTTCGTGACTACGATATAGTCATTGTCACGCTTGTAGGTAACTACCGCAGCCGCTGCATCTGCTACAACGATTGAATCCACTTCGGACGCATCACCGTTCTTGTAGGTGAACTCTGTCAGGGCAAAGTCTGTCAGAACAACCGCTTCGTCAGTGATGGACACTGGAGCCGCTGCAACCGTGGCAGATGTTCCGATGCCAGCGAATGCAATGCCAAGATTCGCTACGTTGATTTCCCACCAAATACCACTGACAGTAACGATGTGATCCGTGATTCCTTCTTCGATTGCCTCAGTGTTGTCCGTCTTCACTACTACGTCCGTCCAAGATTCCTTGAACGACGCATCATTCAACGCCCCGATGTCCGTGTACCCGCCGCCGTAAGCGCCAAGCTCAAACTTCACCGATCCAATTCGGATAGTTTTACGATCCTGTATGTCTGTAGACTGTACGTATGCCATCTTATTCCTCCCAGTAGTTCAGCTTATAGTCTGCCGGGAATGTCTCCCGCCCTGTCTCCGCATCGTAGACGTGTGTATCGTTTAGGAACACGATTCCAGTCACGGTCATTCCCGCCACTACACCTTTGTATCGTTGAAGCGCCTGTCTGATTGCAGTTGCTAATGTCTCGCCGCCTTCGTAATTCTCAGCCCATGCCGTCACTTGCATACGTGGATGGGCATAGTCCAGAACATCATCCTGCTCGCCGCTCACCTTCTGAATCGTGATGCACGGCAGAGTCGGCTCCTGTGGCACACGCGGATAGATGCCCGTTGTGATAGCCGCAACGTCAACGTCTGCCAGCAATAGGGTTCTCAGCGTAACGAATGGACTCATTTAGCCGCCTCTGCTTTCGCTATTACCATCTGCACGGCTCGTTGCATCTCAGCATTAACTTCTGCTTTGTTGTTGTCCAGCGCAGGTCTGAGATATGGCTTGTGCAAGAACTCCTGCGGCGCAGCGTAATCTACATTCGTTCCGATCAACACTTCGGCCTTCCCTTTACTCTTCAACTTGTCGGCTATCTTTTGCACTTCTCTTGCGCTCTGTATACCTGACTCAGATCCGCCGCTTTTCCTTTCCGGCTTGGTGATGTCCGCCGTCTTCGTTGCGATATGGATAGATCGCCGCAAGTTCCCAGTCAGGTAGTTAGCGAGTATCTTCGCTTCGTTAGACACGGGGAACGCACCGGCGACTAGAGCAGCAGCAAAGCCCTTGTACATATCGGCCTTGATCTGCTCGAACTTAGCCATCAGTTCATTCGCGCCAGTTACCTTCATCTGTATCATGCAACCGCCAGTAAGCATCCTTCACCGATAGGTTCCCAAATCGCGTGCCAGTGGATCTCTCCAGTACCGCTATCTCCACACGTATGGACAAAGCGGATGAACGTGTCAACACCTGCGCCGCCTGTATAGTCCTGAACGAGACGGAAGCCCTCTTCCTTGATGTCTGTTTGGTCAATCATCGCAGGTCCAGCGGAGGCATCAGCAACGACTAGCGTCTTGTCCTCTTTGTCTAGCTTCATGATTAGCGAACCGATAGAAAGCTGAGCAATGGCAAGCGATCCTGTTTCAAAGCTAGTCATATTGCTGTCCATTACGTCACCTCGTTAGTCAAGATCCTTGTCGTCACTCCGTGGCTATCTGTCTGGACTAGCA